TACTTTCAACTGATGTGGTTGTGCTTGTCTGAACTGGCTCGCTGGTTGTGGTCGTTGATGTGGGAAGGGTTGTCGTAGATGTCGAAGTTGTTGTGGTCGTTGAGGATGTGGTTGTTGAAGTTGTTGTGGTCGTTGAGGATGTGGTTGTTGAAGTTGTTGTTGAAGTTGTCTGCGAAACTGCGCTAGTTGTAAACGCTTCGTCAGGCACAATAACCCAGCCGTTGCCATCTATTTTCCATGCGAGCATCAGGCAAGTTCCACCACCGTTTTCGTACATCCATAGTTCTAAAGGTTGGCTACCTGCATCTAGTTCTAGTGAACCCGACATGGTCCATGTGCAACTCTGGTCATACCACACACCGAAGGTGTTGCCGTCAATCGTTATCTCCCCACCATCATCTGAGGCAATCATGAACTCGATTGTGTTGTGTTCAGGGATGTCTATGTAGCCTGTCATGTGAACCATAAACAGGTCGCCTGTGCAGTTCTCGTATGGTTCACCGTCATAGGAACGGTTGATGTTGTTCTCTAGTTCGCTACCGCAGACAGGATATTCGGATGTGGATTGAACTGGCGGAATCTCGTCAATCGTATAATAGGTGGTTGCTAAACCCGCAACTGGTTCTGCGTTAGCGTTTTGCGGTATAACCGCAAACAGGATTGCTGGTAGCGGTATAAGCCACCTAGTTAGATTGCGACCCACACTTTAAGGCTCAATCGGTTTAGGTGCTTGGATTGTGCCATCGTCACCAAAATAACATTCGGCGTTTACCGCTTGAGCCAAAGCCAAAACCTGCGTATGAGTTTTTTCGGTGAAGTTCCATTTGTCTAAACCCGTCAAATCAACATCATTCCACACATAACCCAAAACTGTGTTGCCATCCAACATCAAACCACCTGACGCTTGACCGCCACGAGAACGAATCAACGGCTCAGGGGTAGAACCTTCAGGTTGGCTAATAGTCCATGTCGCATATTTCATTGTTGTAACTCCTTGGCTTTCGCCTGTTGTGCTTCAATCATTGGCTGTAAAACACCTATCTGGTCTAAGGCTTCTAAATGCGCCCAGTTTGCATTACCTGACATTACTTGTAGGTTTGCTTGGCGACCCAAACGCTGTTGCCAATAGTCGGGTTGTGATGCGTCTATTTGTTCACGGGTGAAGTGCGGTATCTGGTCATATATTTCTATGAGTGTGTCGTATTCTCGAACAGCACCGATGGCAACAAGCCGTGTGCGTTCCAAACCAAGTTCCTTGATATCGGCTTCTACTTGGCTGATGCGGTCGCCTTTTTCACGCAAATCTTCTATCTCATATTCTGTTTTTTTAACCTGCATAGCAACTTCTTTAATTGTGTAATGTAATGCTTCTATTTCTCGACAAACTTGTACGAATTGCATTTCAGGTGTGTCGTGTGCGCCGACAACAAAATGTTCCAACTGGTATCGGGTGCGTGGCATTTGCACTTCTGCGAGACTTAGTTGGATATCTTCACGCATTTAATGTTCCTTGATTTGAAAACGGTGCCATACCTAAATTTCCCCTACTTAAAGTTACAGACAAAACACTTACGGTATCGTACGGAAGGGTAATCTTTTCTATGGTACTGAGCGTTGTACCAGAACTATTTTCTCCACCACCAACATAACAAGCAAGATTAGAATTAGCAACAGCATTAGTAAGATAACGGGCAGTAGTAAGTGTTGCCGATAAAGTTGACTTAGTATCGGAAGGAAAAGCAATTTTATCTATACCAGATTGAACTGTTGGTGTGCGACCACCACCAACATAGCCAGCATTTGTAGAATCTGCTACACCAAATGGGGCTTCTATCGCATTGGTAAGTGTTGCCGATAAAGTTGATTTAGTGTCTGCGGGAAAAGCAATTTTATCTATACCACTAACGCGACCGCCAGCAGTGTGATTATATCCGCCGCCGAAATAACCAGCAACTCCATCATTGGAAAAACCTCCAGAAAATGTACGGGGGGTAGTAAGTGTTGCCGATAAAGTTGACTTAGCGTCGTTAGAAAAAACAATTTTGTCAATACGGGTTAGCCCGCCAGTGTCGTATCCACTCCCAACATAGCCAGCAACATTTGAGTTAGCCATGCCCGTGCAAGCAAAAACACTCGTAGTTAAAGTTGCAGATAAAACACTTTGAGTATCATCAGGAAAAGCGATTTTTTCAATGCTGGAAAGATATGTAGAAGAAGCATTTTCGCCGCCAGCAACATAACCCGCAACACTAGAGTTAGCAAAACCCGCAGCGTAACTTCTGCCCGTAGTTAAGTTTGCAGAAGAATTTGATGATGTTTCACTTAAAAATGCAAATTTATTAATTTCTGTTAATTTTACACCTACAGAAAGACCACCAGCAAAATAGCCCGCAACACCAACCCTTGTTGGCATCCAAGTCGAAATATACGTTGAAACCCTGACGCGAGGTGCAAACGGTTTAGACATTACAGAACTCCTGAATATGACATTGCTGCACCAAATCCTTCATTCGGGCTAATTGTTGCAGACAGGGTACTTTTTGTGTCGGTTGCAAAAGCAATTTTGTCAATGTCCGATTTGTGAACTGAACCCGAATACCCACCAAGAAAATATCCTGCCGTACCCGAATATGATGCTGAAAACTGATATCTAACCGCAGTTGTCAAAGTTGCTGCCAAAGTACTTTTAGCATCCGTAGAAAAAGCAATTTTGTCAATGTTTGAATAGTAAGTTGATGAGTTGTTGAATCCAGCAGCAATGTATCCTGCTGTGCCACTATTTGACATGGCAGATAGTTGCGTTTTACTGTTTGTCAAAGTTGCAGCCAAAGTACTTTTGGCGTCAGTAGAAAAAGTAATTTTATCAATACCTGAAAGTGGGTTAGCACCTACGTCATCGCCACCAGCAAAATATCCTGCTGTGCCACTATTGGCAAAACCTGCTAAATATTGTCTAGCACTTGTCAAAGTTGCTGCCAAAGTTGTTTTGGTATCACCAGGAAAAGCAATTTTATCTATACCATTTAATATGGTAGTATCAGTGCCGCCAGCAAAATATCCCGCTGTTCCACTATTAGCCATACCGCCAAGACCAAATCTTGTAGAAGTTAATGTGGCTGACAAAGTAGATATTGCTTCGGTTAAAAAAGTCAATTTGTTTATTCTTGACAACCTGGTTCCTGACGCATTTTCCCCACCACCCGAATATCCCGCAACATTACTATCAGAAAATCCTGCATTTAATGATGTGACTGTTGTGAGAACCGCACTTAAAGTCGATACGGTTTCGCTTCCAAAAATAAGTTTTGAAATAGCGTTAGTTTGGGCATCATAACCACCCGCAAAATAACCAGCAAATTGTGAGGTTATATCACCTACTGGCATCCAAGCCGAAGTATATGTGCTAACCCGTGAACGGTTATCAAACCGCATAACTTATGCTATTTCGTTTACATACCCGTGAATGATAATAACATTCGCCGTAGCCGCAAATGCTTTAACGACAAGGGCGGTCGCATTACCTTGCAAAGGCAAACCAGGAACAACTAAAACAAGACCCGATTCAGCAGCAATCGTTAATTCAATGTTGCCGTCTGGTGCTGTAGCCTCGCCCCACTCAATCGTTAGTTTGACAGCAGTAGCAGAACTGTTTACCGCATACAACCACACCTCATGGAAATGTGCCGTATTCGTAGGACCAGTATGAATCGTTGTACCAGCCGTAGCGGTCTGAACAACCTTGATACCTTTACCGTCAGTCGAACCACTTAAATGATTTTTAGTGAATGTTGCCATGTGTTATCTCCTATGTTAACCGAAAATTTGTGAACCCAAAACGATAGCCGAATCATCACCCGAAGTTAAACCAGAAGCAGCAGGCGCAGCCCAAGCAGCATCCGTACCGTTAGAAGTTAGCACATAACCGTTAGTGCCAATGGCGATACGAGCAACCGTAGGACCAGAACCCATCGTCAACAAATCGCCACGAGTGGTCATCGTCGACGCCAAAGTGTTTGCTTCGTCAGCGTCAGTTGCTGTGAAAACTGGGTAGCAGGTAGCGCCTGCGTTATGTGAAGCGGCAGTAGTGCCGTCAACGCCACGAGTGATAGATGAAAGCGATGAACCTGTTCGTGAACCTACTAAAACTTTTTCTTCGGTAGCCAAACCTGGGTCAATCACCATGAAGAACGGACCAGTAGCGGTGTTATTCCACGCTGTTACAGTTCCTGTAAGAAGCGCTGTTGTGTCACCAGACGTGATAGCGTTCGTTAACGTACACGCTGGCGCCGCACCCGCATAAGACCGTCTAGTAACTGCTGCCATCTATACTCCTAATCTTGAACCGAACGCATTGTAACAGTACAGGTTCCTTCCAAATCCCAGTTTTGCTGGTATCCGTCTATCACCTGAAATTCTAAATCTTCAACTACCACAGAATACGTTTCCGTGTTCTCTTGATAGTTTACCACTATAGGGTTTGTTACCAAATCCCGTAGTGCTTGTAGTTCTGATTCTACATCAAAATAGTATTCGGTGTCATGTACCCTGAGGCGGTGGTGCATGAGGATTGGGACACGGAAAACTTGGCTTCGGGCTGGGGATGCGTATGCTCTAGCCATCCAACGGGTTAGGGTTGGTGCTGTTGTCGCTGACCCTCTGGCGAGAACTAGTTTGAATTTGGCTTCAATGAATTTGGCTTGCGGACCTGTCGCCACCGATTCTGTGGTTAGCGCTTTTTCGTGGGGGGTCATCGATGTGTAGTCGCCCGAATCTGACGATATGTATGGGGTGACTGTGCCGTATAGGGGGGTGGTTCGGATGTCGAATTTGGCTACGAATTTGCGGTCTGGGATACCCCAACGGTAGATGCCTGTAACAATTTCTCCTTGTGTCACATAGTTCGCTGTGTCTTCCACGTAGACACCTGCGGCTGATACTGCGAACACCCGTTTGTTATCGTAGGTGGCGCATGATAGCACGTTGGCTGTTGATGTGTGCATCAAATCTGATGCGTGCGCTGGGGTATTTGTTGCGATGAATGTTGATAGGTCTAGTCTGCCTAAGCCTGTGGATGTTGTGTCGTATTGTGACCATGTGAACCACACGTATTTGTCTTCGGCTGTGAACGATACGACGTCGCCTGTTGTTGGGATTAGGGCGCCAGCGGTGAGGTTCCCTGCGCTGTCCGCTGTCGAGTATCGGACACCTTTGTTTGTTCCGACGATGATTGCACCTAAGTATCCGTAGATACATTTTGGTATTTCACCTGTTGGTAGTTCTAGTGCAACTACTGGTTGGTCGAGTACGCCTGCTGAGGTGATAGTAATTTTGTAGATTGCTCCACGGTCGCCTGAGTATCCTGCAACATAGATGGCGTTTTGACCTGAAGCAAAACTTACCCAATTCCATGTTGATATCGGATGAACGTAATCGTCGCCGCCGACGTTACCTGATGGGTCATAGTAGAGGTCTGTTGCGCCTGCACCTGAATCACCTGATATAAGCAAATGTCCTTTAACGAAATCAACATAATAGAATTGGTGACCGTAAGCAACGTTTGATGCGGTGTGGCTTGCGTTTACTTTCCAAAGCCCGAAACTGCTTGTTGTGCCAGCGTATGTCAGATAGACGTTTGTGCCGTCTGATGCGATGTCTCGTGGGGTGAGCGCAGGCAAACCTGTTACCGATGTCCATGTTGGTGACGCGGCGAAAGGGTTGGATGAGTAGCGGACAGTTTGCCCATCTAACATATATAGTTGGTTGTTTGCTACGACCACTTGCAGGTTTGTGTTCGCTGACGAATAGGATTGCTTTGTTGCGTTCAGCAAAGTTAATTGTCCTTTGGACCAAGGGTTCACACCTTTGCTTGAGAAGTAACGGTAGTCTTGTGCTTCGGCTGTGTCAGCATACTTTTGACCTGCACCGAAATGCCATGATGCTTCACCTCGACGCCATAATCCTTGCGGGTTGATTGCTGCTTCGCCTGGGCTTGTTGATTGGTCTACCGAATCTCGGACACGTGGCTCGAAACCTCTAGTGAATGTTCCCGCTTTTTGGTCGATTAGGTATGGTCTGCCGTTGATGGCAATTGGGAAGATATCTGGTACGAGTTGTGTTGTTGTTCCACCTGCGAAGAAACGTGGCGCTGGATAGAACGCATCGGTGAAACGAAGTAATGTCGTCACCGTTTAATCCTTAGATAAGAAAGTTGGGTATGCTCTCGCTAGACGTGCTGCTTCTGCTTGGATACGGTCACGACGCAACCTGATAAGACTTGTGATGCTGTTAGCGACAGCACCCATAGAAACTTCTTCTGCGCGGCGTGTGTCTCCTTGTGATTCTGTGAAGTTGCGTTTCACTTCGCGTGGTGACATCAACCGTATTTGTGCGCCCAAAGCAACAATGTCTGTGACTGTTTCTTGTACACCGCATCCGCTGTTGATGTCTGTTGCTTCTGTGGCTGCTGCTGTGTATGGGGCTTTGTAAACGACACGTAGACGCCCTGGGAATACTGCTTGGTCAAAACGTAAAGCAAACCCTGATGGGAAGTCATCTGTTGGTAGGTCGCGAATAAGACGAATTTTGCGGGCAATAGGGTAGTCGTCTGTCATATACCTAACCGAAACTGTTAACAAATCTATGATACTTGTCACATTCGTTAGGTCTATCATCGCATCAGAACCGTTGTAGTCGATGTTCAAAGTTTTCACTTGAAACAGTCCGTGCATCGGTGACGACAAATCTGATAGTTCGTCGTTAACTGCTTCCAATATTTGTGCCCGAGGGAACCTTGGTTTGATAGTGATTACGGCACCAGCGGTGTGTGCTGCGGCTGTTGTGTTATTGAATCCTCTTTGAACTGTCAACGTTTTTGTTGCTACGTCTGTCGCCCAAATGTACATGAGTTCTGAATCTATTTCACAAACCTGACCAGAACGTAACCCTTCCAGCGGGTAGTCAACCACAACACTCGTGCCGTTTGACGTGAGTGTTGTGGTTAGTTTATTGCGGGCTTCTACCGTTCCTGATAAAAGTTGTCGCAATGTCCTATCAATGACTACTGCTGTTGTTGTCATTTACTTTTTCTTTTTAGCCTTCATCATCGGCTTGCCAGTTTTTTTGGCTTCCATTTTGGCTGCTGCTTTGCCTTTTGCTGTGTAAGCAAACTTCTTTTTTCCTACCATTGGCATAACGGTCCTTTCGTTAGTGAGATAGAAAGATTACCATAATCAGCAATCCCATTTACGTAAAGCCAAAGCCTTACGTGTTGGTCTGCCTTTCGAATCTTTCATAGGTCCTGGCATACCACCCATGCGAGCACAAAACGATTTGCGGCGTGCCGCTGCTTTAGGTGATTTCTTTGCTTGGGCTGCTGACACAGGTGGTTTCAGGTTCATACCTTGCGCTTTGGCTGATGCCCGACCTTTGGCGTTGAGTCCGCCCGCAGGATTCTTGCCTGCTTTGCGTTGCCACGCTGGTGTTTTAGCCACGGCTTGCCCTCATATTATCAATCAGGTTTGGGTATGGTCGCCCCGCTTTTTTCGCTGATGCTTTCGCCGCCGCTTTTTTCGCTGGGGAAAGTTTCTTAGATTTCTTGTTAGGGTTCTTAGTTTCCCATACAGGTTTTTTCATGGTGTCTCCAATAGGTATCCCGATTGTTTTAATACTTCACGAACATTCAACACTACAGTATAGGTTACGTTCGGTTTCAAATCTATGATATGGGTTCCGATTGTGGCTTTGATGGCACGTTTAACCCGTATTTGACAGGTGGGTTCTAACGCCATCCAGTTCGATGGGACAGTTTTGTCGGATGGTTTAACTATTTGTAACAGTTGTTTTGCTGATGTATCCCAGTTGAATGCTTCTGTTTGGGGTGCTGTTTGTTCGGCTTGTTTACGGTATTTGTCACGGTTGTTGTAGATGTCTTTGATGGCTTCGGCTGTTGCTTCTGGGTTTGGTTCATCCCAGTCGCCCATGTTTTGCCATACACCTTTGGCTGTTGGGACAGGTGTGGTTGGGATTCTGTGGGTGGCTAAATCTGAGAATTCTTTGTGACCGTGGGCGTCGGACAGGATGGTGGGTATCCCTGCGGAGATTGCTTGTAGGGGCATCAGTCCGAATCCTTCGCCTCTGGATATGGATATGAATGCGTCGGCGGATGATACCAGGTTTCGTTCTTCTTCAACGGTCATCCATTCGCGGTGAACTATGACGTTTGGGTATTCTAAATCTTTTGGTGCAAACAAATGTGGTGGAACTATTTTGATGTGTAGTTCCGCGTCGGGTAGTTGGAGTTTGTTGAATACTTCTAGTACGACATCTAAACCTTTGCGATACCATTCGGAGCCGCCGCATAATAGTTTAAACTTTTTGTTTGGTTTATGTGGTTGGGGATGCCAGATGGTGCGGTCTACTGCGAGTGGGATGACTCGAACGTTGTCATGGTATTCGGAGAACAGTTCCCAGTTATGTAAACTTGGGACTGTGATGGTTTCAAAATTGTTTAGATAATCGTAGAACTCTGGTGGTAGCCAATTTGTTTCCCACATTGTCAAAAGGTGTGGTACTTGTTGTTTGTGCCAGCCTTTAATAAGGTTTGGTCTTAAAGCAAATATTGTGTGTTCGGCTTGTTTATCAAATGTTACGTATTGTGTTAAGGCTTCACGTAACCCTGACACCATTTTCCCGTAACCGACTTTGATTATGTCGACGCCGACAAGGTTCAGGTATTTGGTAGAATGCCTGTCTCCACTTGCCATGGTTCTTGTGCTCGCCTTTCTACTTCCGCTGCACCATCCACACGTTTAGGTTGCAGACCGTTAGCACGTAACCGTTTGTATGCGGGCATATCTTTTTTCCAACCTCGTTCGGTTGCGTTAACTTGTGCGACTTTGGCGCCACGTGATGTGGTGCTGTTTGTTGCCATTCTGATTCCCGCTATTCTGCACCCGAAACATCCTTCGACATCCAGATTGGGGTGTGTTTCCCTATGTTTCACGTAATGTAACTCCCGTATCCTGCGGCTGTTAATGCTGTAACTTCTTCTGCTGTTACTTCGTTGTTGTGTCCACCATAATATGTTTTTGTAACGGTTGTCATATCTGATGGCTGTTTTTGTACATATGAACTGTCGGTTAGTAGGTACACGTTTTTGCCTCGCGGCGATGCCACGATGTGTGTACCTAGCCTGTTCGCTGCACGTTGTTCTTTTGGTAGATATTGTCCGTTCATGTATTCGCCGACGATTACTGGGACAACTAGGTCTTCGGTGGGTGGGCTGAATGTGGGCATTATGTGATGCTCGCTCCGTATCCTGCTGCTGTTAGTTCTGCTACTTCTGTGTCGTCTAAGAAAATGTCATGTCCACCGTAATACACTTTTGATATTAGTTCTGGTATACGTGGGTCGGTTATCTGATATGTGTTGTCTGTCAGTTTATACAGGTTGTATGCTCTGATTCCTTGTGGGGTGTGTGCGAACAGTTTGTCTTCGCCTTCGGCGTATCTTGTTGCGAACGCATATGTTGACGTGTTTGGTACACGGAAAATATGTGACTTAACCCAACTAGCCGTGCCTGTACCCGTACCTGAACCTGTGGCTGTGCGACGGTTAATTCTTGCACCAACAGAAGTTTGTGTACCTAAACCATCACCTGTAGCGGTACGGATAGATGTCAACAACCAGACACCTGTGCCTGTTCCTGCACCCGAACCTGTGGCAGTTCGGACACTTACAACTATGTCAACACCTGTACCAGACCCGACACCTGAACCTGTAGCGGTGCGAACAGGGATGAGCACCCCAACAACTGTTGCTGTGCCTGTGCCTGAACCCGTGGCGGTTCGTGGTGCGATATGCAAACCTGTCGAATCCATAGTGCCAACGCCTGAACCTGTGGCGGTGCGGACAGCAACAACGATACGTGTCGCAGTACCTATGCCTGTACCTGAACCTGTTGCTTGGCGTTGACGCAAAACATTTGCTAAAGAAGAAGCAGTACCTAAACCTGAAGCGGTTGCGGTAACAGTAATAACTGCACGAACACCAAGATAGAAACGACCACCCGTAAGATACGGGAAACTAAAATCGGTGAGTTGACCTAAACGTGTTTGTGATGCGCCATGCGCCACAGATGATGTGCCATCACCAGCGCCTGTCGCTGTGCGTGTAACTACACGAAAGTATGTGCCACGATAAAACGGGTGTGTGTCAACAAACGGTTCTGCATAACCAGTAACTGCTGTTTGTGCCATAGGGTTTACCCCCTACGACTAATCGAGGGACAGAGTAAGGGAAGTAATCTGAAAAGTATCGCCAGCAGTAACAGCCGCAGACGACGACAAAGCACCAGTCCACAAAGCATTACCCGCAGTTGAAGCATCCCACAAAGACCAATGCGTAATTGTTTCTGTAGCCGCAACGTTAGTCCATTCAAGGGTTGCATCGGTCGCAATAGAACCAGAAGACGCAGCCGCCCAAGAAGCCGCCTTACGTGTCGTTTCTGATGCAGCGTTTGATGTTGCAGCCTCACCAGGGTCGCCTGTATGAAGTTTCACATAAACAGTTGTTGGCATAGTCCAAGCGGCTTCGCCTGTTACATGGTCAAGAATTTTGTTTTCAGCGTAGTTCGAAATAGACATATAAACCTTTCAACGTGACGAGTATAGCAAAAGCAAAAGCCCCCCGCCGAAGCAGGGGGCTGTCGCTTATTAAGTGCTACTAGTTAGAACCGATTGATGATGCCGATTCGATTCGACGAAGCGAAGCCTCGCGGAAGCGACCGTAGCCACCAAGCCAGTACCAACCGACTGGTTGCAAGCGCATCAAAACGTCGGTCACGTTACCGCGAACGATTTTTGGTACAGCGCCGTTACCGTCTTGTGTTGCGTAAGCCTTAGCAAGAGCCTGACGACCCATTACGTGTGTGCAGTAGGCATCAATCGTACCAGTTGTGCTGGTTCCGTTTGAAGCGTTTGCGAACACTTTGGCTCGTGGTGTCTCAATGAAACGTACCGACTCAAACAAGCCGATTTCGCCATTGTAGATACCTTCTGGGTTTACGTAGTTCGCTGGTGTGCGCCATGCTGATACGTCTGTGTTCGAACGGAAGTCGTACGACACGTCTGGGTGGATGTAGCCCATGTAAGAACCGTTGAAGGTTGCTACGTTTGCTCCACGGAGTTGTGCAACAACTCTGCGAACATCGTCAGCGTGAAGAATGTCA